TTATTTTATATCTTTTTTTAATAGTTTTTCAAACGCTGTAGTTGCTGTATCTTTTTCTTTGCGTAAGACATGGCCATAAACATTCATTGTAGTATTAAAATCTCGGTGTCCTAATCGTTTTTGAAGCTCTTTTGGAGTCATATTAGGATCGCTAAGCAAATAGGTAGCTGATGTATGTCTAATGTCGTGAAAACGAATGTGACGCAAATTGTGACGTTTGGTGAATCGTTTGAACTTCTTATACAGATAACTTCCACGTGGTAAAGTTCCGTCTTGTTTTGTATCAAATATAAAATAGTGTCTTAATTTCTTTATATTTAATTTCCAACGAATTTTTTTATTCTCTTTGATTAATTCATCTAACATATCAAATAGATAAGCAGGACCGGTTACTATTTTTTCATCATCATCATTTTTCAAACCTGGCAGCAACCGAATATCTGATTTTCCATCCACTTCTGAAATCCGCTGATGAAATCTTATTTCTTGTTTGTCAAAGTCAATATCTTTTTCTTCTAAAGCTGCAATTTCTCCTTGTCTTGCTCCTGTAATAAATGCTAGAACAATTAAAGTTTTAATTTCTATGCTTTCCTCAAATGCTGCTTTTAGCATTGCATGAATTTCTTCTTCCGAATAAGGTTCTTCGATATTCTTTTTTACGCCTTTTTCTTTTGGTATTTTTACATTTTCCACAGGATTTTCTTTAATGGCACCGTACTCATTTTTAGCCATCAAAAATAAATTATTAACGGCATATAACATGCGAAGCTTTGTATTTCTTGATAAAGGTTTATCAGAGTTTCTCCCAGGATCTTTTGTGTTGATTCTTTGAGCATTAACAACAATTTGTTTTATCATGTATGGTTTGATATCGATTAGAGGGATAAAATCAAATTTATCAAGAAATCTATTCTCGATCATTCGCTTATAGTTATGATAAGACTTTGGCTCTAAATTTTTTTCGGCCTCTGAAAGCCATATTTTTCTATAAAATTCACCAAAAGTTATATTGAATAAATCCAACGAATCATCGGTCATTCCTTCGAATTGCTCTAACCAGATGTTCAATTCTTTATATGCCGCTCTTTTACTATTCGCTTTTATAGTTTTGCTTTTTCTTTTTGCCGAGCCATCAGGTTTGTACCCTAATACAGCTCTTAGTCTATATGTTTCATTGTCTACTTGTTCTAAGTATCCTGTTACTTCTGACATAATTGAATCAGCTCTCTTTCTCTGATACAATAGGCACTATAAAGAAGCCTATTGTGTAGGTTTGTTTTTTCTTAGAACACGCTCGCTTTGGTCGGTGGGGCGTGTTTTTTATACTAATTAGTTATGAAGAGCAATTGAAACTGTCTCTGTTCCAAAGTAACCTGTTTGTGCTTGCAATACATTATTTTGTGCATTTGCTTGGGCTTCAGGGATATCAAAAACTATTTTACCAGTTTGTTGCATATCAGGATTTAAGCTTTCCATAAAGAAAGAGTTAGTGATATTACCATTTTCATCTTGATTTGCCGACATAGATGCAGCCGAATCAGCTTCGAAAGTTTTTCCATCTGCTTTTAATTTGAAGAATGAGCTATCAATAGTCACAGCCTTATCACCTGCATTTTTTACAGATAAGTCAACTACTAAGAAAGTGTCTTTTGCGTTAGTAGGAAGTACAGATGGGCCAACTTGTTTTACTACTTCAACGGAGTTTACTTTGTATTCCATTTTCCCTACAGCAACGTCATCACCGATTTTATAAGTCTTTTCTTCTTTTGTTGTAGTTTCTTTATTAGTACTTGTTGATGTTGCAGTAGCTGAATCTTTGTTTTCACCGCCACTTAGAGCACCACCAATACCAAAAAACAAAAGTACTATTAATACCCAAAACCACACTTTTTTGTAAAAAGGTTTACTAACTTTATACATTTTCCCATCTTGACCCATAACTTTTTTTGCCATTTAAATATCCCTCACTTCTTGTTATAATATATTTGTGATCTCAGAAATGAGGAAAGAGTCCGTGTTGCAGCACGGGCTTTTTTTACTGTGCATAAGAGCATTTTTTCTTGAAATAAGACTGGCAAACATTAAAACATTCTGTTCTTAACTTATTATTGATAGAGTAGAACTTCATGAAATTTTCTAATTTGAACTGAGATTCATCTGTTAATTCATTCTCAATAAAGATATTAAGTAGAATCATAATAGCGATTCTATCAGCTTCAGCTTCGAACTTTGAATGAAAAGTTGTAGAGTTATCGTACAGTACTGAATATTCAAAATGTGAAGCAATGAAATGACCGAGCTCGTGGGCTAAATGAAAAGCTTCAGAACTGTCTTCATGTAGTTTTTCATTCAAAAATACTATTCTTGGTTTTGGATAATAAAAACCTGGTTCTTCCATTTCCATATAGATTAACTTTAAATTATACTCACTCAGCATTTCTTTCAACTTTAAATACATACACCCCATCACTCCAACTATTCATTTTCTTCTAAAGCTTTAGCAATTGCAATCGCTTTACGCATTGTCTCCTTAGATATTTCTTTTCCATCAAAAGAAAAAACAGTATCGTCTTCTGATAAATCCACATGTTTAGGCGTTTCTCTTTCTTCTCTACCTAGAAGATAGTCTACAGAGACTCCAAAGTAATCAGCTAACCGAGCTAACTCAATAGAATTAGGAGTTTGTCTTTTCCAACTTCCTAAATATCCATTCGAATACCCGAAATTCATTTCGAGCTGTCTAATGGATAATCCTTTTTCTTTTGCTAACTCCTTTATTATTTCGTAAGTATTCATTGATAAATCAACCTTTCTGAATGCTTACAAAAAAAGTTTAGATAAATAATGTAAAAGTAGTTGACTTATATACATTATTAATCTATACTATGTTTTGTAAACAAGTTTAACAACTAAAAAGACAACAAAAAATACTATTGATTAATAAATGCCAACCGCCAAGAAAGCTTTTTAAATCAAAGTTTATATGTCTTATTTAACTATGCATTTAGTATAGATTATTAATCTAATAAAGTCAACGCAGTTTTTTAAAAAGTTGTTAAATTTGTTTACGAATATAAAAGAAAGGAGAGAAGAATATGGAAAAAACAGTCTCGGCAAAAATCGAAGATTTGAAATTAGACATACTGAAACAAGCAAAAGTGGCGATGGAACACGCGGTAGATAAAGAAGACTCTGCCATGGTTGCAGCCATAGCAGAGATTTTAGCTCACGTTTAGTCATCGTTTTTACGGTCTTCTGGAAGCTGACCATAGATAACAGCATATTGAATATCTAAATAAGCTTGAGCAATTTCTTTTGGCGAAATTGATTCGCCTTTAGTAGATACTTGTGATTCGTGATTTAGCCATGCAACAACTAAATCCGCAGCGATTTTTTTATTCATACTTATTCACCACCTTATGCATTATTTCAGTAGACCACTTACTGATAAGAAAATTATACAACAGAAAGGAATGAATAGAATGGACACGCAAAGGATTGTTTTAGAAACAGAGGAAAAAGAATTTATTGAAACGGTTATTAGTTTTGTAACCGAGAAAGGCTGGACGATTTCTAATTTGCAAAATGCTGTATCAAAAGTGGAAGATTATATGAAAAAAAATGCCACATTAACAGAGCTGACAATTGGCATGCCAGCTCAAATTAAAGATTAATAGAATCTATATTTGTATTGCCCGCCACCACGAACAATTAAGTACCATCTACCAGGACCACTGACTGTAATATTTACCGGTGTTCTAGTGTAATGTCCGCCGTAGTACTTAAATTTTTGACCAGAGTTCATTTTTCTGTAGTTTGTAGAATCGACCAAAAACACATCTGCGGCGTGTTGAAGTTCTACTCTTACAGATAATGAACCGCTAGATTCAGCATAAGGAACCTGCACCATAATTTCCACCTCCTTGTCAATTATTTTCAGCCTGTCACACTGATGAGGAAATTATACCAGAGAAAGGAATGAGAAATATGAACACACCACAAATTTTTAGTTTTGAACAAAATGAAGTTCGAACAGTTTTAGTAAATAATGAACCGTATTTTGTAGGAAAAGATGTAGCAGACGTTCTAGGATATTCGAATCCGCAAAAAGCTATTCTTACTCATGTAGATGCAGAAGATAAGGGGGTAACAAAATGAATGAAGTAAAAATCATTTCTGAATTAACTGGAATCTTAGTCAAAAATAATTTATCTGCTTTAGAAGCTCTAGAAGCGTTAGAAGAAACAAAGAAGGTATTTTTAGAAAGAAGCTGGCATATTGCTTCAGAGAAACAACATGCCATTAAAGATTAGTTATACATATCAATTATTGTAGTAATTGATTGTGTAGTTAGTATCAACGGTTGGTTCTTTTCATTAATCTCGTTACGAAAAGCAAAAGAATGATCTCTATATTCTAGACTATCTTTTTCATCGTGACGATCAAAAATAAGAAATTTATTTTCAACCACTGCATTTAAAATTTCTGGATAAGACTTTTGCCAAGAATATCCAGTATTAGTGCATGTTTTTTCTAAGACGTTATTTGAAAAAGATATTTTATCGAAACCATCAACAAGAATTTCCGAACCATCATTAATACAAATATTAAGTGTAATGTCCATACAATTATCACCTCACTTTCTACAGTGAGTATACCAGAGAAGGAGGTAACAGCATGAAAATTAGCATTGAAGCAACGCCACAAGAAATAGCAGAATTGCTCCAAGCTATTGCGAGTAGCCAGGAGCAAAGAATACCATGTGAAAACATTGTAGTTTCTAGTGAGTCAATTAAAAAATTGGTTAGAAAGGGGTTTTAGTATGACTGATATTGCAGAAATCACTCAACGAGATAGAGAAAAAATCAAAGAATATGTCGAAAGTTCGAAGTTCTTAACTTACACCATGCTTGCTGAAAGATTTGGAATTAGCAAAAGCTACTTATCTTTGATTTTAAACGGTAAAAAGACTTCTGCAGAGGCGAATAGAATTATAGATTCGATTATTACTATGTACGAATTATAAATACAGGAGGAAACAACCAATGGAGCAACTAGCTTTAGTTAACCTCTCAGACCTCAAAGCTTCTTTGGCAGAATCTGAGATTGCAAATGAAGTGTGGGATACAAAGCAAGCTGCGGAATATTTAAAAACCACAACACGCACGCTGACTAAAGATGCCGAATCTGGAAAGATTCCAGCAGCGAAAGTTGGCAGAGAGTGGAGGTTTAGTAGTATCGCTTTGTATCAGTATTTAAAAGGAGGAAAAACATGGGTAAATTCAACAGAGCATTAGTATTCAGCGCACCACTAATCATCTACGCTTTAGGTCTTTGGGGAAGCAAACAAGCATTGATTGGTACGATCGTTTACATGGTTTGGATTTTTATAGGGCTGGATGAAGCTGAGTACAAAACAAAAAATCCAACCAGGGAGGCTGACTAAAGTGTGGTTCTGTTTATTAGGTGTTTATCTCGTGGCCGTTTTAGTAAATAACTACATGAGAAAACGCGGCGAATACTGGTATACATCCTATGCGGTTCTAGTATGTCTAATGCTTACAATTTTTCTAATGATTTATTCAAAATAGGCAATACTTTGTCAATCAAATAAGTTTCAAGAGATTTTTGTTCTGCATTAGTGTTGCCGTAACCAAAACGGCTTAAGAAAATTTTCATAACCTCTATATCTTCATTTTGAATATATGGCAGGACTGCATAACCTGATGCTTTTACAGCAGATATATTTTTATCAGTGTTGCTACCAATACAAATACCCACATTGTTGAGAAATGTTGAGAAAGTTGTTTGTATTGTTTGGGTTTTTGAATCGTGTTTTTGTAATTCAATTTCTTTATCCTTCATCGATTCAGCATGCTTATTATTTATAACCGCTGTAATCGAAGGGGATATAAGAGCTACTAAAGCTAGGATAATCGAAATTGTGATCGTGTTATCGAAACTCATTTTTACACCATCCAGTTTTTAAACCATTATACCAAAAAGGAGAGAAGAAATAATGCAAGAATTAGTAATTTTGAAAAATAAAAAAAGACACGAACGCCAGCAAGCATGATCGTGTCCAAAGAAATAAACTATCTTTCTATATTTTACCACAGAAAGGAATGAACCGTAAATGCTAATTGCAACGGATACACTAGACCGCATCTTTTTAAAAGACGAATACAAACTGCGCAATATAGATGCGTCAGGAATTTTAGTATTTGATCTTTATGACAATGGAAAAATTGGTATCTATCAAGCAAGTGATATTGAAGAAACAAACCTTGCTTTCGAGCAAATTGATGATTCTGTGGAATTGGATTTAGATGAGGCAATCCTAGCTTTTGAACAAATTGCAAAATTATTAAAGGAGGCACAAAAGAATGGCAACTCTTTACCAACTCAGCGAGTCATATATCAAAGTCCTGGAACTGGCAGAACAATTGGATGAAGAAATTCTTCGCGATACTCTCGATTCGATTAATGAAGCGATCGAGTATAAGGCAGAAAACTTAGCAAAAATAGTTAAAGAAGTAGAAGGGAAAGCTGAGTTAATCGATAGTGAAATTAAACGTCTACAGGAACGTAAGACATCGCTTTTGAACAATGCTAAGAGTATCAAACACTATTTACAAGAGGAAATGGAAAAGACTGGTAAAACGAAGATTAAAGGTGAATTATTCAACATTGGAATTCAAAATAATCCAGTATCGGTCAATGTAATCAATGAGAACTTAATTCCAAAAGCATTCTTTACCCCTGTGCCTCCCAAATTGGATAAAAAGCAATTGAAGGAGGAACTGAAGCATGGAGATATTCCTGGTGCTGAACTCGTCCAAACAAAAGGTTTGAGGATAAGATGATACAAGTGGAGGTATGAGTAATGGTAAAAAAAACAAAAGCCGAAAATCTATCAGTCGAAAAAGGTACTTACATGATTTACGCAAATCCTGGTATGGGAAAAACTTATTCTTTAGGATTCCTTCCAGGTAAATCATTGGTATTAGATGTTGACGGATCATCATCGACATTGGCAAAGCATCCTAACAAAGAAAATATTGAAGTGTGGGAATTAGATTCTTCTGATATTTGGCAAGAATGGCTTGATACTATTTCAGACTTAGTCGCAAATAAATCTTCCTACGAAAAGCAATTCGACAATATTTGTGTAGATAACATTTCTGAATTGTTCAAAGCGCAATTGGAAGATTTAGGCAAGAAAGGAAAAAATAGTGGTGTTCCTTCTCAAGCCGACTATCAAAGAACAGATTTTATGAATTTGCGAGGTCTTAGAGCATTGAATAATTTAGATTGCCGAATAGTCCTGACTGCATGGGAAACAACAGACACATATACAGAACCTAATGGACAATTTTTTACAAGATCAATGCCAGATATAAGATCAAAAATTTTAAATAATTTTTTAGGCTTATGTGATGTAGTTGGAAGACTTGTAATAAAAAAAGATGACGATGGTAATGAAACAAGAGGATTAATACTAAAGCCTACTAGTAACGTTTATGCAAAAAATAGATTAGATGAACGTAGTGGGTGTTTGGTAGAACAATTGGTTGTTAGAGCGGGCGGTGAACCGAATGTATCAACTCCGACCGTATCAGATTAAGCTAGTTCAAGAAGCCAGAAAACATCTATCTCAAGGGAAAAAGGGAGTATTGATCCAATCGCCACCAGGAAGTGGCAAATCAGTTGTAATTGCAGAAATTGTTCGATTAGCAACAAGAAAAGGTGGCACAGTACTATTTCTTGCCCACAGGAGAGAGTTACTAGATAACATTCGAGAAACTCTTGAACAAAATGAAGTTGATTTATCAAAAGTCATAATATTGTCAGCTGTAATGGCTAAGAATAGGTTAAATAAATTGCCAAAACTGTCTCTGATAATTACGGATGAAGGGCATCATGGAAAAGCGAAAACTTATATGGATATCTATAACCATTTTAAAGAAATTCCTAGATTAGGTTTTACTGCTACGCCATACAGACTCAACGGGGAAGGATTTACAGATATATACGAAGAAATGGTAGAAGGACCATCCATACAGTGGTTGATTGATCATCACAATCTAGCACCTTATCGTTGGTACTCTATTCCTTTGATTGATCGTTCTAAAGTAGATTTTAAAAATATGTCACGTGAAGCTGAAAGTTCTGCGCGATTATTCGAGTCAGATGCCACAATTCAAGGTGACATTGTTAAAAATTATAAAAAATATGCGGATGGTCAACAAGCGATTGTTTATGCTCCAACGATTCAGGTAAGCAAGATGATTGTTGAATGGTTTAACGACAATGGAATATATGCGGTTCATGCAGATGGAAAAACACCTACCAAAGAACGTGATGATATTATGGTAAATTTCAAATCGAAAAAAATCACTATATTATCAAACGTCGATTTAATCAGCGAAGGATTTAATGTACCAGATGTTGGAGTGATTATTCTTTGCAGGCCTACGCAATCAATCGTCTTACATTTACAACAGTCTATGCGAGGCATGAGATATCGAGAAAATAAGACTTCGATTGTGTTAGATCATGTTGGGAATGGAGCTAACTTAGGTTTACCTACTGATGAATTTGAATGGTCGTTAAGCGCTAGGAAAAAGAAGAGTAATGGAAGTAGCAGCGAAGCACCTAGAATGACTTGCTCAACATGTGGACAGCAATTTCTTCTGAAGAGCTTATTAAAGATAGAAAATAAACCGCATTGCCCGTTCTGCTTACAAGAAATAGTCATTAAAGAAAAAGAAAATTCCGTCACTTTTGATGAAGCGGTTCAAATGGTGGAATTGAATACAGAAAATGCCAAACTAGCGCGACTTTCAAGAAAGAAATTTTCAAAAAAACAATCTTTAGAATTAAATTATGCGATTGCAAAAGCAAAGGTAAGTTTTGAAGGCAAAGGAAATCCGCTTTTTAAAATGTTTGGCTCACTCACTGCCTATCAAGGACAACATTACTCCATCGATCAATTAGAAGAATTATCGTTGATCAAAGATGTATCAATGGAATCAATTTTAAGAGCTTATAAATGGGCTTTGAAAAAACTCAATTCAAAACAAGAAGAACCCGAATGGGTAAAAAATACATTTTATTAAGGAAGAGGTAATTAATTATGACAGCATTTAAAGTAGATTACAATGAAGCACAAGATTTTGGAGCAGTACCAGACGGAGATTATGAGGTAGTTATTTTCAACGTTACGGAAGATGCCTCAAAAGGCGGCACAGAGTTTATTAATTTTGATATGGTCATCAGAAATGATATTAAACAACCACGACAAAACAGTCATCTTTTCCATAGAGTTTGGAAAAGTAAAGAAACTGGCAAATATAATCGTGGAATGATCATGTCACTAGCGAAATCATTTGGCCTTCCTGATGGAAAGGAATATCAATCATTCGAAAATTTTCTTGAAGATTTTGCTATGAGACCAGCGAAAGTAAAAGTAAAGAACGAACAATCGGAGTACAACGGGAAAACGTATGACAATACAAATATTAAAAAATTCGAAACCACTAAGTTTCCAGAACTCCAACATCAATGGAAGAAAAACAACGCTGAAAAATCTGTAAATTCCTCACCAGCATTTGATATTTCAGATAATGATCTTCCATTCTAATGAATAATTACGAGCGTATTCCCTTAGAGTTGCGTGAGTTAAATCAGTGGGGGATTTATAAACGCTCATGGAACGAACAACGAGGGAAATGGAGTAAGAAACCTTATGATCCGTTTACTGGAGAATTAGGGAGCAGTACAAATGAGAGCAAGTGGTCTGATTTCAAGACCGCTCTCTCAGCTGTTTCAACTTTTAATGCAGATGGCCTAGCTTTTTATTTTAAACCACCTTATATAGGTATTGATTTAGATGATATAGGCGATGATTTAGAAAGGTATCTTCAAGGCGATGTAGAAAATAACTTAGTTTATGTTTTTATGAATTCTACAAAAACATATTCAGAAATATCAATGAGTGGCAAGGGAATCCATATTATAGGTAAAGCAGCAATCCCTGGAGAAAGACACAGAAAAGGGAATGTCGAAATGTATACCGAAGGTAGGTTCTTTGCTATTACAGGTAACTTCTTTGGTAATAATGAAGAAATTAATGAGATACCTGAAATACAAATGAATTTCTTATACAAGCGATATTTAGAAAATGAAACAGTAATAAAACAAGATTTTTCTAAAAGTAATTGGTCAGATGGAAATGACTTATCTGTCAACGAGATCATACAAACAGCGGTGAATTCTTCCACAGGTAATCGTTTTAGATTATTCATGGATGGAGGATGGGAAAAAATATATGATAGCCAATCTGAAGCAGATTTAGCATTTGCAAATGATTTAGCTTTTTGGACTGCTGGAGATTTTCAAAAGATGGATGAAATATTCCGAATGTCTTCGTTGTTTCGAGACAAATATGATCAGAAACGCGGAAAGACAACCTATGGAATAGGGCTTTTAAATAAAGCCATATCTGAGAATACAAATCATTATACTGGCAAAAAAACAGCTGATGATTATTTTCTTTCCATCCCAGGTATCACTGTGGACGAAACTAAACCGACTAAGTTTTATAGCTATGATGATACAGGGAATGCAGAAAGATATCTTGATTTGTTTGGATCCTTTACAAAATACAGTTACGTAAATAAATGCTGGTATTTTTATAATGGTAAAAACTGGGAACAAGACAATATCGGTGCCGTTCGAAAATGGGTAGATCAGACTATCGAGATATTCAAAAACGAACCTGTTTCGATACCAAAAAATGCGACTGAAGATGAAGAAAAAGCCTATATTGAAGCAAAAGAGAAACATTTAAGAAGGTCTAGAAACAATGCTGGAAAAGAAGCTATGACACGTGAGTTGAAACACCAAGTAGCGATACTTCCTGAAGAATTTGATAGTGATGATATGCTGTTTAATTCTCAAAACGGTTATTTAGATCTTTCTAGTGGCATTTTATATGAACACGATATTTCTAAAATGTTCACTCGAATTTCTAACGCTGAGTATACGGATAAAAGTGATTGTCCACGTTGGAAGCTGTTTTTGGAACAGATATTTGACAATAACACTGAATTGATTCGCTATATTCAAAAAGCCGTTGGGTATTCTATGAGCGCATCAATAAGAGAACAAGTCATGTTCATTCTTTTCGGTAATGGAAGAAATGGTAAGTCTGTTTTCTTAGATATCATTTCTGAAATAATGGGAAGTTATGCCATGGGAATGCAGGCATCAACATTGATGGTTAAACAAGGTGGTAGCAGCGGCCATAACGAAGATATCGCACGATTAAACGGCGCACGTCTAGTAACGTCCTCGGAGCCAAATGAAGGCGTAAGAATGGATGAAGGTTTAATCAAACAACTAACTGGTGGAGATAAAGTGTCAGCATCCTATAAAGGAGGCCACATGTTTGACTATAAACCTAAATATAAGATTTGGCTTGCAACTAATCATAAGCCAATCATCAGAGGAAATGATGATGGTATTTGGCGAAGATTGCCATTAATTCCTTTCACTGTACAAATTCCATTGGATAAAGTGGATAAAAACTTAAAAGAAAAACTAATGCGAGAATTGCCAGGAATATTCAATTGGGCAGTAGAAGGATGTTTGATGTGGCAAAGAGAAGGATTGAATCCACCAGCCGATATTCAGAAAGCTACAATGGAATATCGAAAAGAAATGGATATTATAGGTGCTTTTATAGATGAATGTTGCGAAACAGGACCTGGTTATTCAATCGGGGCAACGGATCTATTTAAAGCATACGATAAATGGGCAAGAGATATGAATGAACATCCATTCAGTCAGACCCAGTTTGGTAAGAAAGCTGCGGACAGGTTTGAGAAATCAAAATCAAAAGGAAAAGTTGTTTATCGGGGGATTGATTTAAAAAAAGAGTTTAGAGAATTTAACGTATTAGTTCCTGGGTTGTGAAACAAATAAAGTTTCACAAATGTGTGTAGGTAGACAGTTGGGTAGATAGTAAGTAGATAGTTTTTTACAAACTGTCTACCCGATAAAACCTTTGGGGCTGTAAGGCTCATTACTGTTAGGTAGATAGTAGGGATAGTTTATATATATAGTAAATAAAATAATAAAAATAAGGAAATATATAAAAATACAGAAGCAACCTAGAAATAACTGTCTACTGTCTACCCAAACTGGTTAATACTTAGAGCCACAAGGGATAGAGCGATTATAAACTGTCTACCCATGTATATATACTATCTACCCGAGCAGGAGGCGCTTATGACAGCAGAAATTGAAATACAAAATGCTATTCGAAGAGAATTACCAAAATATGGTCATTTTGTTTATAGAGGCAATGTGGGCAAAGTGAAGACGATTGATGGCAGATGGTTCGATACTGGATTGCCTAAAGGATGGCCAGATTTATTTGGATGGACTAAAGAGGGAAAATTTTTCGCCATTGAAGTGAAGAATGAAAAAGGAAAGTTGAGACCAGACCAAGTGAAGTTTGGTGAATTTTTGCAAAAGCAACCTGTACTATATGGTGTTGCACGATCAGTGGAAGAAGCATTGAAAATTGTGGAGGAATCATCATGACAACAGAAGAAGTGATTCAAATGCGAATTCGAAGCATTCAACGTGAAATTGACGAACTGGAGCGGACAAAGGCAGTAATGGTCAATGAAACGGCGAAAAAGGCAATTGATTTGCACATAGAGAATTTAAGAAGGGAAATTCGTAGATTGGAGGAATGAGCGTGGATAAGAAAGCAGCAATGAAACGAATCATCGAACTGACGCATTCTGAGAATTGGCAAGAAGATAAAGAAACTGTCTGGTAACTCCTTTGCTATCATCCACGAAGACTGGCTTGAGTTCGCTAAACCGTCACAAGTCGTCGTTTACGAAGATTTAGAGACAGGTGTGTTGCGGTATGAGTACACAAACAAAGCTGGAACGTCTTATAAAGTTGATAGTTCGGAAATGCTTCATTTTAAATATGTGACTGTAAACGGAAAAACCGGTATCAGTCCATTGGATGCACTCAAAACAGAACTTTCCATGCTCGACAATGGGAACAAAATGCTAAGCTCCTTCTTCAAGAAGGGGATTCAAGCAGGCGGAGTTTTGAAGCTCAATAAAGGTACGCTGAATAACAAGTCTAAAAAGCAAATTAAGCAAGACTTTGAAGAAGTAAACAGCGGTGCTTCAAACGCTAATAGTGTAATTGTTTTGGACGATACACAGGAATTCAAACAGTTTGAGCTAAATACGGATATTTTGAAGATGATTCAAAACAACGTGTACTCGACAAAACAAATTGCTAAAGCGTTCGGCATTCCTTTGTCACGTTTTGGTATGGAGTTAGTCAATACAAAAGACGATTCGGCTAACGATTCCTACGTTTCTAGTACGCTTAGGGCACTCTCACAGATGATTACAGACGAGTTAGCAATCAAGTTAGGAATCAATGTGGAATTGGATTTCTCAACGCTAACTGGTCAAGACACGGCTTCTCGTATGAATAAAGCTATGGACGGTGGCAACGGTGGAGACGGATATCTGTTAGTTAACGAAATCAGGAATTATTACGGATTAGCTGATATCCCTGGCGGAAACGTTATCTACACCAAAACCACAGCGAAAGGAGGTGTAAATAATGGAAATGGAAATTCGGAGCCTAGCGGAAGTTCAATCAGGGGAGAACCGGACGATTGAAGGCTACGCACTTAAATTTAATTCATTAAGCAAAGATTTGGGGGGCTTCAAAGAGATTATTTCTCCTGAAGCACTAGCAAACACTGATCTATCTGATGTTCGATGTTTTGTGGATCACGATTCCAGCATGGTTTTAGGACGTACAGCTTCGCAAACATTAGAACTGACTGTTGATGATATTGGACTGCATTTTAGATGCCAGTTGCCGAACACCTCTTATGCAAACGATTTGTATGAGTCAATTAGCAGAGGAGATATCAATGAATGTTCATTTGGTTTTGTCGTTAGAGACGACTCTCAAACATGGACACAAGAAAACGGTACGTACATTCGGAATTTAAACAGTATTGATGAACTCTTTGAGATATCAATCGTATCAATTCCAGCATATAACGGAACGGATGCAGCACTTGCACAGCGTTCACTAAAACGAGCTATCGATGAGCAAGAAAAACGAAAACTACAGATAGAGCTAGAACTTCTAAATTACTAGAGGTTCTTTTTTTATACCCAAAAACAAAAGGAGGAAAGATTTTGGATAATGAAAAGTTAAAAGCAGAAGCGCAAAAAGCGCTTGATGCAGGCGATTTGGAAAAAGCAAAAGGCTTGTTAGCTCAGATTCGGGCTAATAAAGAGCAAGAAGAAACGCAAGCACAACTCAAGACAGAGCTAGAAGACGAACTAAAAGGTCTAGGAGCTTCTGATGAGCCTAAAACAGAGCCTGAGACAGAAGAACCAACTGAACCAACTGAACCTGAAAAGGATAAAGAACCTGAAAAAGAGAAGGAAGTACCACCTATTCCTCCTAAAAAGGACGAAAAAAAGAAAGAAGAGGAGAAAAGATCAATGGAAGTTATCCTAAACGACAAAAAAGAACCATACACACGCTCAATCAATCAATTCATTCGTACAAAAGGAGAAAAACGCGACGGATTGACAACAGTCGGAGCAGAAGCAGTTATTCCAGTTGACCGTATCACTAAACCAGAAAAACAACCCGAAACAGTTGTCGACTTACGTCAACACGTAGGACGTGTGCCAGTAACAACAGGTACAGGATCATATCCAATTTTGAGAGCTAACAAAAATAAAATGATCTCTGTGGCTGAATTGGCTAAAAACCCAGCGTTAGCTAACCCTGAATTTACAAAAGTAAACTACGAAATTGCCACTTACCGTGGATACATTCCAGTTTCTCAAGAAGCATTAGACGATTCTGATATCGATCTAGGCGGTTTGGTTGCTGAACATATCCAACGCCAATCACTAAACACTTCAAACGCTGCAATTGCTGCAAAATTGCAAAAAGCAACAGCTAAAACTGTTACAACGATTGACGATTTGAAAGACATCGTGAATGTTGCGATTGATCCAGCGTATGCAGTCAAAATCATTGCCTCTCAAAGCTTCTTTAACGAATTGGATAAAATGAAAGACAACGATGGACGTTATTTATTGCAGCAAGATGTGACTGTCGCGTCTGGTTACAAACTATTAGGGCGTGAAGTTGTTGTAATGGCGGATGATGTAATTGGAACAAAAGCAGGTGACAAAGTAGCATTCGTGGGCGACCCTTCACTTTTTGCTAAATACTTCGACCGCCAACAAGCGTCAGTTCGTTGGGTTGATAACGATGTTTATGGTCAATTATTGGCAGGTTTCGTTCGTTTTGACGTTCAAGTAGCAGATAACAAAGCAGGTTTCTATGTTACGTTAGCCCCAAAAGTATAGACCCATCCGGCGTAACGTTAAACAAAACAACGACTACGCTTACGGTGGGGGCATCAGAAACACTGTCAGCGACTGTCTCGCCAGTTGACGCAACGGACAAATCAGTTAAATACAGTTCAAGCGATGAGGCAATCGCCACGGTAACGCCGGTTCAAGGCAAAATCACAGGTATTGCAGCTGGTACAGCAACAATCACTGCAACAACTGCAAACGGAAAAACTGCGGTGTGTGAAGTTACCGTAACTGCTAAATAGGCGGTGATTGAATGGAATTAAGCGAGTTGAAAAACTTTTTGCGAGTGGATCATGACTTGGATGATGATTTACTCGCAATGCTCCAAAAAACAGCAGAAAAATTCATTTTAGGCTCGATTGAGGTAGAAATGACTGTTGATGAACGCTTTGATTACGCTGTGACGTTGCTTGTTTCTAACTGGTACGAAAACAGGGTAGGTACTTCTACGCAGGCGCTGAATGAAATTCCGTTCGGCGTAACTGCGCTTATCCAGCAGTTGAGGGGGTTGGAACATGGCACTAATCAAGACGAGTGATCTAACACAACGTGTGGAAATTGTAAAGGTTATTAACGGCAAAGATGAAGATGGTCAACCAATCAAAACAGAAAAAACGGTTCTTTCTTGTTGGGCTTGTGTTCAAACACAACGCTTGAGTGACGTTAAGGCGTCAATCGGGACCGTCTTAGAAGGCACACTAACGTTCATTATTCGCTATCAGCAAAAAGCGGAACTAGAAAACGACATGAAAGTAAAATGGCGAGGCAAACTTTTTGAAATCATTACGATTACGAAAGGCGAGTTTGCGAAGGACTTCACGACTGTTATTGCGAAAGAGGTCCAAAAATGAGTGTAGAAGTCGATGCAACCGAAGTGTACAAAGCGCTTAGGGAAGTAAAAGCAAACGTTCAACGAGTGGAAAGCCCAGCACTTAGAAAAGCTGGGGAGTACGCTCAAGAAAAGTTACGACAAAACACACCTTACTGGGATGGAACGAAGTCAAACGGTAAACGTGGTTCGTATATGCAAGAACATGCAAAGGATCACGTTGTCACTGGTTCAGTGAAAAACGGCACGATTGATATTGGTTATGACAAAGATGTCGCTTGGCGGATGCACTTTATCGAGTTTGGATCAATCAAACAAGATCCAAAAGGTTTCGTACAAAAAACACAAAAGCAAATCGAAAAACAAGTAACACAAATCATTGCTGACGAAGTAAAAAGGAGGCTAGGTCTTTGAAAACGGCAGTATCACAAGTTTATTCAATTATGAATAGCAATGAAAAAACAAAGAACATTGATTTTTACACCAATAGTGTTCCGGAATCGGCTCAAACAGTACCTAGCCTTCCAGTTGGCAGAATTACAGAGATATCCGGCAACTATGAAGATTTCGCAAGTAATAATCCTTTGACCATTCAATTCAACGTACAAGTAGATGTATGGGTGTCGACCTTAAAAGAGGTTGATGCCTTTTATTTTACTCTCGATGAGGTTATGAGGGGGAATGGTTGGCAATGCGCATACACGGAACAAACAGATGACGAGGACTTTAAAGGTGCAAAGCGGATTATCAAACGATATGTAGCAAATATTTCACTAAATTAAAAGGAGAGAAAATAGATGGCAACAGTAGGATTTGAGAGCGTCATTTTTGGCGTAAAAACAGATGAAAAAGGCACTCTAAAAGAATTAGTAGCAGATAAGGCGAAAGGCGGAGCGATCGAAGCTAAAATTACTGGATTAGGCGCAACTTCTAACATAACACATGCTTCAAACGTACCGTTCTTCATTGCAAGTAAAGGGGTTTCGTCGCCAAAGGTTACGCTTGACGTGGCAGACTTAATGGATAACGGCATTTACAGCGAAATCATTGGTGCTAAAACCGTGACTGGTGTAAATGTAATTGGTTCAGAAACTGAAGCGCCTTACGTGTCGGTTGTCATGGTTACAGCGAACAAAGAAGGAAAACGCTTATTCATGGGATTGGCAAAAGGAAAATTCAGTCATCCAGATATCAACATGAAAACAGCTGAAGACAAAGGGGTAGAATTGCAAACCGATTCTATCGAAGGGGAATTCATTTCTGATGAACGTGGGTATGTATTTATGACTGCCGTAGAATCACCAGAAATGACCTTACAAAAATTCAAGGACTTGGTAAATAACAAAGGGGTGTAGTAGTTAATCCTGCATCTACACCAATGACAGATACAGGGACACCAAAAGAACCAGAACCAAAAATTGATACACAAGGTTAGCCATTTTTGGCTAGCCTTATTTTTTGTAAAAACAAGGAGGAAAACAAATGATTGAATTGCAATTGAAACTTGACGGAAAGAAAAAAACATTCAAACAACAAGATATTTCCGCACGTGCAATGCGTGAGTGTATCAAATTTTACGAGAAAGCGGAAAAAGCAGACCTAACTGATTTAGAAGCAATTGATTCAATGATTGCAATTACAGCAGATATTTTCCAAGATCCAGCAGTTACATTTGATGCTATTTTAGACGGTTTGACTGCGAGCGAGTTAGTACCGGCATTAGAAAGTGTTTTTGAACAAATCAATGAACTGGGAAACAATGAAAAAAAGCAGACGGCGAGCAAAAAGAGATAAGTTTTTCTGAAGCTAGGAAAGCAATGGATCAAATCTACAAAGATTTGATTGAAGCAGGTTGGACGATGAGAGATGTGGACGAAGCCGACTATCATTATTTGTTACACCTTTTTGGAGAAGTGGAGAGTGGCGAAGAATATGTAGATGGTGCTGATTTCATCAAACAATTTTTATCGGCTGAAGACTTGGTAAAACTTGAGGAAGGAGGTAAATAATGGCAGGAAAAGGACAACCGGCAGGAAATATCAAGCTAGGGATTAGTTTAGATGACACTAATTTTGGTAACACGCTGGACGAAATCAATGCGAAAGTCAAACAAGCTGAGTCGAATATGCGTGCCAATCTAAAGGCTTATGATTCGGCAGGACGTTCATACGAAGCACTTAGTCAAAAGACGAAAGACTTGTCTACGGTTATGGAAGGGCAAAACGCCAAAGTAAGAGAATTAACAAAGCGCCGTGATGAAGCGATTAGCAAGTATGGCGAGGAATCGAAACAAGTTGCTAACCTTAACACACAGATAAACAATGCTACTGCAAAATATAATGCTTACAGTCGCCAGTTGAACGACACAAAAAAAGAATTGGTGTATTCCAAAACAGCCGTCAATGATTTATCTAATGAAATCAAAGAAAATGAACGGCAAATGAACGCCGAAGTAAAAGCGCTGAAAACCGCTGGTGATGAATCTGGTGCGTTTGAAGCAAAACAAAAAGGGCTAGCCAAACAAACGGAATTATCCGAGAAAGCTATCGAAGAACAGCGCAAAGTTGTGAAACTGATGGCTGATGAGTTTGGCGATTCAGCAAACGAAACCGAAGATGCAAAAAGGGCATTAGGAAAGTTAGAACGACAAAGCCAAATATCTAGCAGGCAATTAGAAGCACTCAAAAGCTCTAGCGATCAATCAGGAAAAAAAATAGAAGATTTTGGCGACAAGTCCACAAGGTCAGCTAGGAAACTGGACGGACTAAAAGACAAATTAGGCTCGCTAAAAAGCGCGTTTTCGTTTGGTGCAGTTGCTGGATTAGCGCATAACGCTATTAGCAGTGTAGTAAGTGGCGTGCAAGGCTTGGTTGGCGAAGCAGTAAACGCATCGGATTCATTGATGAAGTTTTCCAAAACCATGGAGTTTGCTAACTTTGGGAAGTCACAGATAGAAAGCTCGAAAAAAGAAATGAAAGACTACGCCGATAAGACGGTTTATGGTTTAGAAGATATTCTGAACACAACCGCACAATTGGCATCTAATGGGATTCCTAACTATACAGAACTAACCAAGGCGGCAGGTAACTTGAATGCGGTAGCAGGTGGATCAGAGGAAACATTTAAGTCAGTAGCTATGATGTTAACGCAAACCGCTGGAGCTGGTAAATTAACAACTGAAAACTGGAATCAGTTAGCAGATGCGATACCGGGTGCTTCAGGACTGTTACAAGACGCTATGTTGAAAAACGGAGCTTATACAGGAAACTTCCGTGACGCAATGGAAAACGGAGAAATCACTTCCGACGAGTTCAACCAAGCTATTACACAGTTAGGTATGAACCCAGGTGCTGTCGAAGCAGCCCAATCAACAGACACTTTAGGTGGCTCATGGGATAGATTGAAGTCTACAGTAGTCACCGCAATTCAAGGCATTATAGAAAAAATAGGTGTAGAAAACATCACTGGTTTTATCAATACATTAAGTACCAAAATAGAAGAAGCAATTCCAAAAATGGTAGATTTCATGGGTAAATTAGGAGACTTTGCCAAATGGATTGTAGATAACAGAGAGCCACTAACATGGCTTGTCGGAATCATAGGCGGAATTACATTAGCAGTAAAAGCATTGAACGTAGCAAGTATGTTGCTGGCAATTACTGGTACAACAGTGACAGCCCCTTTTATTGCGATTGGTGTAGCATTAGGAGCATTGGTTGGAGCTTTAATTGTGGCTTATACTAAATCTGAAACGTTTAGAAACATAGTCAATGCAGCTTTTACAGCTGTGAAAAATGTAGTTATGGACGTTGTCCACAACATAGTGGAATACTACAAAATGTTGTGGGGCGTGTTGCAGTGGCTTTGGGAAAAAATATCTGGTTGGGCTTCATGGATTGGTAATAAATTCATTGAAATGAAGAACAGCGTTGTGAACACAGTCACAAATTTGTGGAACAGCGTGAAAAACTTCTTCAGTAATGGCGTTGGAGACACTTGGAATACGGTAGTTGGCTGGGTAAAAAACATTTTCAACAAAGCAATCGAATTGAAGAACAATGTTTCTGATGCAATCGGTAACCTGTGGAACGGTATCAAAGACAACTTCCGTAGCGGTATTGATACAGTATTCAATTGGTTTTCAGAACTACCGACGAAGATGAAGGATGCCATTATTGGTGGTAAAGATGCCCTTGTTGGTGCGTTCAAAAGTATTTTCAACGCAGCACTTACAGCGGTGGGGAAACCAGTTAACGCGATCATCAATGGAGCTTCATGGGTTCTTGAAAAATTAGGCGCTGAACCTTTGCAAGAATGGGAAGTACCACAATACGCAAAAGGAACACCGAACGGAGGTCATCCGGGCGGTCCTATGATGGTAAATGACGGTAGAGGTGCTGAAGCGGTAATCACACCTAACGGACAAGCATTTATCCCACGAGGGCGAAATATAGTGTTGAATGCACCAAAAGGCACACACGTTCTAACAGCTGAAGAAACAGCTTATATGACTGGAAACAAAGCGCCAAGATATAGATACGCCAAAGGTACAGGCTTTTTCGGAAATCTATGGAACAACGTCAAAGGATTTGCTGGAGATGTTGGAAACAAGCTGAAAGATGTAGTCGGCGATGTATGGGATTTTGTAACAGACCCGGGAGCGTTGGCTAGGAAAGTGTTAAATGGTCTTGGCGTACTGGAAGGGCTTGTCAAATATCCTTTAGATATTGGTAAAGGTATTCTAAGCAAGGCTACCGAAGCATTGAAGAACAAAATCACAGAACTATTCAGCAGTGGCAGTTTAGACACTTCAATGGGCATGCAAGGCGTTTACAAATACTTGGCGGACGTTGCAGTTGCAGTAATGAAGAAGTTTCCAGGCTTTCAAGTAACCTCAGGTTATCGTGAAGGCGATCCATACTCACACGGAAAGCACAACGCAATTGATATTGCGCTACCGGGAGTCGTGAATGGTTCCCCTAGATATACAGAAGCAGCCAATTACGCATTTGAGAAGTTTGCAAACAAAATCGGCTATGTTATCACAAATGGTAAGGTTCGTGACCGTTCAGGACAATCAGGTACAGGTGTGCATGATGATTGGCGGACATGGCCTGATGGTGACCACTACGACCACGTGCATTTAAACGGTGTAAGAGATCCGCAGGGCGGACTTGTTAGCGGTGTCGATAGCGTTGGTGGGAGTGGCGTAGAACGCTGGCGGCCATACGTAAAACGTGCTTTGAAAATGAATAACTTACCAACCTCATCCGCTTATGTTGATGCGTGGATGCGACAAATTCAAACCGAATCGGGCGGTAATCCGCTTGCCATTGGTGGAAATGACGGCTTAGCAGACGGTAATGCTACTGGATTGCTCCAAACAAAACCAGGAACATTTGCTGCAAATGCTTTTTCAGGATACGGCAATATAATGAGCGGTTTCGATAATATCTTAGCAGCTATCAACTACGCTAAAAAACGCTATGGTTCGGATATATTAGGTGTGATCGGGCGTGGGCATGGTTACGCAAACGGTGGAATTGTAAACCAACATCAAATTGCGGAAATCGCAGAAGGAAACAAGCCAGAAATTATTATTCCGTTAGATAAGGCTAAACGATCAAGAGCGATGCAGTTGCTTGCGATTGCTCAAGATAAGTTAGGAGTAAAACCAAAAAGTGTAAATAATAGTAGCGATTCGAGCGGAACGTTAGAAACATTAGTTTCACTGATGATTCAGCAGAATAACTTGCTATCTAAACTTTTAGCAAAAGACACAAGTGTCAAACTTGATGGTAAACCAATTGCAGACAATACAAATGGATACTTAGGTAATCAGTTTAAACGTTCGCTATATACAACAGGTTAGGAGGGATAAAGTGAATGGCTATTTAATCGATTTTCGCTTCATAAAAAATCAAGAGATAGTATCTCTAAAAGAAAAATTGGGCATAGAGTGTATTTCTTTTGCACGAAAAGCACCACAACTAAATGTAGAATACCAAGAATTTTCAGGGTCAAACGGTTCGAGAGAAGTCGAAAAAAGTTTCAAATCGTTCACTATCGAAGTGGAATTTTATGCTGAATTCAAAAATATGTATGACTATCAACTAAAAGAAACTGAATTATATGCGTTTCTATTCGATGACGAAGGATATTATGTTTTTACAGATAGAGAACCGGGCAAAAAATACTTTGTCCGTCCTAACTCAGTAGAAGTGAATGAAGTTGGGCTAAGATACGCAACTTACAAGGCGACTTTCACTGTTTTTAGAGGTTGTTCCGAATCGATGGCTTCCACGTTATCGGATTTTTCACTGTCTAATGAATGGCAATTTTCACAAGGTCTAGTTGCGGAAGATTATAAGTATACGCACCGAACCAGTAATTTTATCATTTATAATGCTGGCGATTTTGCTATTGATCCACGTGAACATGCTCTAAAAATCACTTTGGAAGGTGAATCAGAAGGCAACGTGACTATTTTCAACAAAACGACAGGGGAACGATTCATCTACTATCCGGAGTTTTCTACGTTGCTAGGCCAAACTTTGACTTTAGACCGTGTTTATCCGAAGTTGAACGGTGTAAATTGCGGAATTGACACGAATTTAGGTTTGATAACGTTAGCGGTTGGAACGAATGAAATTGAAATACAAAATGTTACTAGAGTGGAGTCAAAATGGGACTTCAATTTTTTGTATAAGTAGGTGAGAATTTGAAAGATATTTTTATCCAAGACTACGAGAAAACAAAAAAAGAAATATTGACTGACTACGATAAAAGTACATTTACTGAAAATTGGCAAGAGAACGAAACGTGGGAAATTTCGTTTACTATTGTCAAAACAAAATTCAATGAATTGGCTTTTGATTTAGTCGATTACGAAAATTCAGTATTTTTCAATGGACAAGAGTTTATCGTAAAACAAATGGGCGTTTCTGCCGAAGGGGCAGCAATTACAAAAACAGTTACAGCCACGCACATTTACTACACCATGCAAGATGGCTTTCAGTACGACACAATCAAAGGAACACGCTCTATCAACCAACTGCTAGCGCATGTTTTCAAACCTGATAACCGTGGTTTTACATGGAATGTTGTAGATCCGAACAAGAAGTTTTTGCCAGTTGAACAAGAAAACTTCGGGAATGGGAACTATTTGAAACTGGTTGAAGAAATTTTGAAAGACTATGATGCGATAGTGATTCCGGACAACAAAAACCTTACTTTCTTCCCTCGTTCAGAATATGGTAAAAAAACTGAAGAACAAATACGCTACAAATACAATACCGATTCCGTGAAATTTGATATTGATACTTTTAATTTGAAAACACAGATAAAAGGATTTGGCAAGAAAAAAGAAGACGACAATTACTACTTCACGCCAATCACATATACAAGTAAGCAGTCGGGAAAATGGGGTATACGTGTCCAAAGTCCAGTTAATGATGATCGTTACACCGTTTCAGGGAACATGCTAGAACGTTTGAAACAAGACTTGCAAGACTATCCAACAATCACTGGCACAGTTACTATGAAATGGCGTGTAGAGCCTAATAAGGGCGATTACGTGGCGTTTGTCTATGAGCCGTTAGGTGTCAATACCTATATTCAAGTGGTAGGAATCAAGACGTATCCAGCGATACCAAATAAACCGCCAGAAATCACATTGAGCAACACAAAGAAAACAATGACGTCGATACTCGCTGAAATGGCGAAGAAAGGAGTGATTTGATGGGGTTATTAAAATTAATCAGTAACCGTATCTCTTCTGATCAAGACAAATCAACGAACAGTCGTATTGATAATCTCGTGCTTCATTCAGGCGGAGAATCGCCGAATGAAGTGGTTGATGCACGAGTTAACAATAAAGGGGAAGTTTTTGACACACTGCATGGCAGACTATTAAAACATGAAAATCTGTCGGACGAACAAATTAGCGAACTGAATACAAACATGGATAGTCAAAAAGAGCAAGTTCAACAATTGAACAAGTCTGTCCAACAGATTATTGGTGGGTATAGTGAGCCAATAAATATGTACGTTTCAAAAAACGGTAGCGATATTTCTGGTGATGGATCAGAAGAAAAGCCATTTCTTACCATCCAAACAGCAGTCAATAATATTCCTCTGATTACAACAGGTTCTATTACGGTTTGGATTGATAGCGGAGTTTACTTGGAGGATGTGATGATTCAGAATCTAAATTTTACATCCTTTTTGATTCGCCCCATAGATAATTTCAATGCTGTTGATCCCTCAAAAACAGATTTACCTGTCAAAGTTCGATCCATTTGTTTCACTGCTTGCAAAGGTTATTGTCAAGTTGCTGGAATGCAAATTGTGGATACAGCAAACGGAGCAGACTATGGAATCAGAAATGAGCAAAGTGGCTATATGGCAATCAATAGATGTAAATTCGCAGAGAACACAAAAACACTTGCAAGATATAATGCAATTTATGTCGGCGGAACATCAAAGATTAATATGTACGGAGACACGACGTTGATTAACCAGAAAGTGGCAATTTACGCTGTATTGATGGGTGAAATTTTTGTCAGTGCGTTTGGTTCAGGAAACGACGTAGGAATTTTGTGCGAGAATGGCACTGTACGAGGAACTGTATCAACTTCTTTTGCGACTACACCAACCAAAATTTCTGGTTATGGACTAGTTATCACGAAAGGCACGGTGTTGCAATAATGGTATACAAAACAAATGAATCGATCATTGTGATTCAAGCAGAAGCCACTAACCCCAACAATACAGATGTTGTTTTTTGGTCGCATGATCGAGGAACAGCTAAGCTTCGAATGAAGTTAGTTCGGAAAAACGGCATCCCTCAAAGCTTACCAGAAGGAACAACTGTTCCAATTCGTCTAATGTTCCGCTCTGCGACTGCAGAAGGTGGATATGGTAAACATGACTATCTTGCGACAATTGATGATCGTGTGAATGGAATTGTTTCTATTGTGTTAGAGGATAATATACTGGGATACGTAGGCACCGTAGAAGGTAGCGTATATATTGATTTCCCAAACGACCGCTCGTTAGATACAGCTGGTCGTTTTACTTTTTCTATCAAGCGGAGTCCAATTGATGATAGTACGCCAGAGTTAGAAGATTACTATTTTAATGGTTTTAGCCAGACCATTGATAAAATCGAGAAAATTCTAGCTGATGGAAAGCTAGAGATTGAAAAGAAAATTGCGGAATCCGAAACGCAGATTGATGCGAAACTGAAAGACACAAACGACAAAATCACGAAAGCCAATCAAGATGTCGCAACTCTCAATACTAATATTGATAAGGCAAATGATCGTATTGATCAAACCAATCAGCAAATCGGTGATCTCGGCAAGCTGAAAAAGATCTACAGTAACAGCATTGACTTTGGTGACTATGATTATAGTGGAAATTCGAATTTAATGCGTGTAATTAAAGCTTCTGATTTTAGGAAACAGGGCGATAGTGACGTCTTAATATCAGACATAGGATACAATAGTATACGTTTAACTTCTCAAAAGGTCAACCATCTTTGGACGTATACTGAAACTGGCATACCTAGTTTAGTTAGTGGCAAAACGTATACTATAAGCGCAAAAGTTAAAATAGAGGAAGGTACAACTGGTAACATTGACCAGATAACAGTATCTTATTGCAAAACTAACGGTGGTACAAGATTACTTACTGCTACCGGTGAAGGAACAGTAGTAGGTAAAGAAATAATAATAAAGGGTACATCAACTGTTAATTATGAAATCACANACTTATCAATGTTTTATTTAGACATTTGGGTAGGCAGTGATATAAACGGTAGTGTGATTGTTAGCGATATTAAGATTGAAGAAGGCTCAACAGCCACCCCATACCAGCCTAACTTGCTTGATGCACCGTATTATTTGAGTAAGGTGGCTTTGGGTGAGAATATTGCTAATAAGTCTGTTACGTTTCCAATTAAATCTAGCGCGTACGAAATATATAAAGGTAACACGGAAGAAGAGCTTATGATAGGTCAAACGTATACTATCACGCTTAAAGGAACAAAACCCGCAAGTCAAACCTTTGTAGCATATAATTATTGGAACGTTAATTTTGGAGACCTAAAACCAGTTGAGGGATTGACAGACGTATGGTCTCTAACATTCACACCAACGAAACTTGAACCGGGTTTGCCTAAAGAACTTCGCATTTTTCAGTCGCCTAAAGAAACGGCCGGCGCATGCCAAATTGACTGGCTCAAGATCGAAAAAGGCAACACCCGAACCCCTAATATTAGTCAGTTTAAATATTTCGGTGAAGGATTGAAAGACAGCAATGATCCGAATGATTACAGTTGGGATATAACACCAGAATATGCTGAAAAAAGCTTGAATAATACGGTCAGTCTGACTGAACCACAAACTGTTTTAGGGCTAAAAAATTTTTCTGATGGTATTCAAATAGCTGGTGATCGTGTAGTTAGTGAAAATGACCATGTTGTATACACATTGAATCCATCAACGTTTATTAAACACGGAAAAACGGTTATAGTGAACGGAACAGTAAAGCTAAAAAAAGCATATCCATTCGGCACAACGCTTGATGATGTATTACCAGATGAATTTGTCGCAAAAATTGTTCATGGCATGCTTATAGGTCCGTCAGGAACAAGTAGTGTATCAAAAGCGATGTACGTGCGAAAAGACTTAGGAACAATTATAACGAATAGCGAATTTGCCGCAAATGAATGGTTTACATTCAATGGTGTTTACTGGGTCGGGGAGGAATAACTATGAAAACAATTTGGCAATATGGACGTACTGGCGGAGAGTACGCAGGAAAAGTATTGGACGACATGCTTGTATCCGTTCCTTACACGGATCAGCCGCCGCTTGAAGGAATTCGTGCTGATGGCGAACCGCTAACGATTGCTGATCAGATGTTTGATCCTAAATTGAATCAATGGATTGTTTTAGCGAACGCACTAGATCACAACGATTTAAACAATCTCAAAGCGATGTACGAGGCTCTGGAACATGAAAACGACAACCTAAAACAGCTAAATGCCAAACTCATGCTAAGCGATGTAGCAATTAAACAGGAAAATACTGCATTGAAAGAAAGAGCGGATAGGTTAGCACAAATCAATTCAAAAATGATGCTTGCTTCGTTCCAAAATAGCAAAGACATTTCAGAAATTAAAGAGCAACTAAATCCAGCTTCAAAGGGAGGATGCTTGCTTCGTTCCAAAATAGCAAAGACATTTCAGAAATTAAAGAGCAACTAAATCCAGCTTCAAAGGGAGGTGAGTAGTATGTTTAGTTTTAGCGATATAAAAATGATGTATGATTGGGGCTGTTTTACTGACGATCAAGTTCGAATATTCGTTCCACTATGCATTACAGACGAAGAAGCAGATAAAATCATTAATAAAGATAAGAGCGCATCTTAAGTGATGCGTTTTTTTGTTGGAAAGTTGGTGGAACATGAAAGAAGAAGCGCTCCAAGACGTTGTGGAGAGATTAGTAAGAATTGACTACGAATCACTTAGAGAAAAGGCTGATAGTGCAAAAGATTTGGCAGATAAAGCCTATTCAGTAGCACTAAACAATGCAGAAGACATCAAGGAAATGAAGAATAATAATAAATGGGCTTGGGGCTATATGATTGGCTTAGGCATTACAATCATTGGCTATTTCTTGACTAAATTGTAAAGGAAGTGAGAAGAAATGATTTTACCAGATAAGTATTATCAAGTCATTAAATGGACAGTTTTAACAGTTTTACCAGCTACATCTGTTTTAGTAGCCACGTTAGGAAAAGCATATGGATGGAATGGAACAGATATGACAGTACTCACTATCAATGCAGCAGCAACATTTTTAGGCGTTATCACTGGTGTGTCGGCATATAATTTGAAAAAATAGGAGGAAAAAAATGAAGAAGAAAATCATTTTATCATTGAGCCTAATAATGGCTCTTTTTTTATTGCCAATTAATGGGTTCGCCTATACGATTAACAATGAATTTAATTTGGGGCTAAACGAAGGTAGCTCGCAAGTAGCAAATAATCAGTACATTTTACTGCATGAAACGGCTAATGAAACAGCAACAGGACTCAATGAAGCGCAGTATATGCAACGTTCATGGACTAGTGCTTACACTGCTTATATTGTGGGAGACGGTGGAATTGTTTATCAAGTCGGACAACCTGGTTATGTACAGTATGGTGCTGGTTCGTATGCTAATGCTAACAGTCCCGTGCAGATTGAGTTACAACACACACATGATAAAGCAACGTTTGAGAAAAACTACAAGGCATACGTTGAATTAGCTAGAGATTCAGCAATGAAATATGGTATTCCATTAACATTGGACACACCTTATAACCAACCAGGAATCAAATCACATTTATGGGTAACACAAAATATCTGGGGAGATCATACAGATCCTTACGGTTATCTTTCTGAAATGGGCGTTTCAAAAACTAAGCTAGCAAATGACCTTATTCATGGATTTAGTTCAGAAAATGACAATCCCACAACGTCACCATCTGAACCAGTCATTGATCCAACTAGAGCAGGTGCAGCAAATCCTACGCTGACAGATGGAACAAATTACGCCCACATTGATCAGTTCGGAGAAATCGAAAACGCAAACTTGCATGTGGCTGGATGGCACATTGCTAACTATAAATACGAGTATATTTTCATTATGGATTACAATACTGGAAAAGAATTAGCTCGAGTAAGAGCTGATGGAATTTATAGACCAGATGTAAATCAAGCTTATAATACTTCTGGAAACGTTGGTTATCATGTATCTTTCAATATGCGTAATTTTCCTAATAAGAAAGTCTATGTCATGATGCGTGCAACGAATGATCCGAAAGGTAACACGCAAGGCGGAGCGCAAGATTTTCATGACAAGCGTTGGTATTTAAATATTAAGCAACGATAAAAAATAGCCCCTCGATGAGGGGCGGTACATATTATGTAACTTTTCCTAATCAATAAAAAATTCATTAGTGGGTATAGCCATACTAACATTTNAACGATAAAAAATAGCCCCTCGATGAGGGGCGGTACATATTATGTAACTTTTCCTAATCAATAAAAAATTCATTAGTGGGTATAGCCATACTAACATTTGAATCTCTTACTTGACCTGTATGGCAGAAACCAAGAGATTCATAAAAACCACGGACATCAGGTTCGCTTTGAACTGTAATCAAACAAGCTCCTATATTACTTAGTAGCGCAGTTTTTATAAATAAAAAGGCATAATACATCATCTCTTGACCTAAATGTTGCGCTTGATAAGGTCCGTTAACGGCAAAGTGGTGTATTTGTATACCNGGGATTGATTTACGGTAAACTGGGTTTTTCCAATTAGTTAATAGATCTTGTAATTTGGATTTTTTTGTAATCAATACACGATCAGTAGTTAAAGAGAAAAAACCTAGTAAGTAGGTTTCTTTACCTTTTGGGGTTACAAACATTAAATAAGTCTTTGTAATTCCATATTGTAAATCTTCTAGTGCTTCGTTTTTTAAGTAAGAATCAATATGAGCTTTTCCAGAAGAAAAAGCCTCTACTAAGGCTCTTTCTTTGTCATCGATATTTGATATTTTTTTAAATTCAACTTTATCATCAAGTAACATATCTGCCTCGTTCTATACCTCGTATTTTACACCATCAACATTTATTGTTTTTATTTTCTTCATGCCAGCTAATGTATTAGCAATTTTTGAGTTTGAAGGAACTTTTTTGTTTTTATATATATCGTCTAGAAATTTGCTACATTCTTTTTCTGAATTGAAAACTAATTCAGTGTTTTTAATAGTGGTAGCCAT